CAATCTGATTCTTGCGGTTCGCGAAGAGCCTGCCATCCTCAGCGATCGCGACAGCCTGCAACGCCGACAGAGTGTTCACGTTCGCGTCATAGGCGACGGTGCCACATGTTGCGAGTCCTGTCTCAATGCTTCGTAACGCTGTCGAGTAGTTGACTTCTGGTCGGTTCAAAATTGTGGACACACGCGCAGACGTAAGTTCTGATGACGGTGTGAACGCGGCAAGACTTGTGCGACTCAACTCGTACAGTCCATCCGCTGCTGTGATAGACGCAAACGACAGGTCAGGCATTGAGTAGGTGATGTCTAGGTCGGTGATTGCTCCGACGAACAGCTCGGCTGTGCCGGCAAGAACTTTGATGGCGCGTCTCGGTGCCAGATCAAACGTGCCTGCATACCATGTTGATGCGGTGTTCGCTGGGTCAAACAGTCTGCCTGATGCGCGGTCGTCGGCTGTAATGCGACAAGTGCCTGGTTGGAACTGTTCAACTTGTGAACCACGGCCACGCTGAATTGCTACGGCCAACACATATTCGGTTGCGTCCACAAAGTCTGTTGAGCCGTTAAGCACATCGGTCCCGTTAAGAAGTGATGTGTCGAGTATGAATGCGTCAGCGACCGCACCAACATCCAACAGAACCGAATACGGTTGACCCCACTTCAAAGTCTTCGGCATAGTTACGCGACCGCGAACTCAAGGAAGTTGTTCCCGCCGATACGGCTGTACTGTTGCAACACTTCAACGATCTGACGCCCAGCCTCAATACCATTCGTGCCGATACCCGTCTGAATGATGAACTGGTTCCCGTTACTACCTGTCGGCGTCGCGGTGCGTGTAGCAGTTGATGGATCTGGGATGCCACTAGGCAATGAAGGAATAGTCAAACCACTCCGACCAGTGTTTTTTGCCGCATCACCAGCAGCCTTGATCGCATCGGCAAGACGTTCGTACGCTTCAGTCTCAGAATCAACAGCATCAGTCAATCTTTCCGATGCAGCTGTCTGACGGTCTTTCGCCTCATTGACTTCTTTCAAGAGATCGTTGTAAAGATCAGAACCTTTGGCAGCACCATTTACGGCCTCGTTCAAAATCAACTGTGCTTCAGCCAAACCGTTCGTGGCTTCTTCCTGCGCGTCAGTTGCGTCCTTCACAGAGATCTTCGCTTCAGCCAAATCAATCTCAGCCTGACGAATAGCCTGCGCACTTGAAGTCGGATCGGCTCGAAGTTCAGCCAACTTCAATTCCGCATCACGAACCGCAAACACCGATTGCTCCACTCGATACCCAGCCGTCTCAACATTGCGTTGGGCTTTGCTCAATTCTTTCTGTGCTGCTTTAGCCTCAGCCGAATCCGCACCATAACCTGCGACCGCTTTGTTGAATCGATCTTGTGCTGCGGCAAGATCCGTGTTAGCCGAGTTCAAAGACTTCTGAGCATCAGCCGTAGCCTTCTGCGAACGGGTATAAGACTTTGAAGCAACCTCAGATTGTTTCAACGCATCGGTGTACTTCTTCATCTTTTCGGCAGCAGTTTCAACAACCTTTGAAGCACCACCAGTTGCGGTATTGAACTTTCCGTATGTCACATTTGTAACACCAAGCGAGAACGCCAACTGTGTCAACCGATCGGTTTGAGTCTCTAACTGTTTAGCGATAGGTACATTCAGAATCTCACGACAAGCACCAGCGATATCCAAATACTTTTTGCCGATCTGTTCGGCGATAGGGATCGCCCGATATTGCTGTTGAGTGATCTCTTCGGTACGTTTCTTGACATTCATCATCGGGATATCTAGAGGAAGGATGATGTTGAGCAAACCGTTGAACCCGTTGACAACCTTCTTCAACGCGATGTAGGCGTCCTCGAATCTGCCACTCAATACGATGAACGCACCAGCCAATGCTGCGATTCCGAGAATGTAAAGACCAAGCGGATTGGCGGTCATTAAGAAGTTCAATATCGCTTGGTCTGCAGCAACCGCAGCGATTCGAAGCGGAAGAAGTTTCAGATAGGTGGCATACAGAAGAACGGCACCAGCGACAGCGGTGAACGTGATGACAAGCCCAGCGAACAATGTTGAATGATTCTGGGCGAATGTAGCCAATGCTTGAAACAACGGAAGAACTGCAGCCAATGCCGGCACCAATGCTGCACCGATACTTTCACTGAGTTCAGCCATCTGCACTTTGAGGATCTGCATCTGTCCTGCGGCTGTGCCTGCGGCGGCTTGAGTTGCACCACCAAATGTCGTATTCAACTCACCGAAGATCTGGTCAAGACTTTGACCTTCTTTGATGTTGTCGGCCAACGCAGGCGACAATGCCTTCAATGCTTTGAAGTTATCGTTGTAACTTTTTGATAGAGCATCGGCTACTTGAGCTAGTGGTACAGATGTGCTTATTGCAATATCTTGTGCAAGACCAAGGTCTTTTTGTGCGCGAGCCAAACTGCCTGAACCGAGCGCGAGTGTCGCCAGAGCCGGACGAAGCTCAGAATCCGCCACACCGGACGCGAGACTCATCTGGGTTATCAGACGCTCCGTCTCAGCGATCTGTTCGGTTGTTGCGCCTGTGGTGTTCTTTAAGGCTTGAGCAAGTTTGACTTGTTCTTGTTGGTCTTGAATTGCGGCGTTGACCGAACTGGTTAAGAGTGCGACACCAGATGCGAATCCTGCGGCGGCTGCAATCGTTACTTGTTTGAATATGCTTTCAAGTTGCTTTGATTGGCCGCCTAGCGCACCTGTTGTTTTTTCACCTTCGGACTGTAACTTTTTGAACGCCGCAACAGCACTACCTGCATCACCAATAATTTTGAGGACGAACTCGCGTGAACCTGCCATGGTGACGCAATTCTACTCAGTTTATGCCTGCTCGTTTCTTGAAGTCAGCCCAATCAACTTGGATGCTCCGATGTATCTGTTGCTGTGTCATGCCGTCATACTCTGACAAATCAATCGGTGCATCCCACCATTTCGGATCTGCGATGTGACGATTCTTCTTTGTGCTGGTGCGTTGCACAGTCGAGCGAATGTTCGGTGTGTTGAATCGGCGTGTCGGTGCAGCGATGTCTGTGATGGTTGGATCAAGGAACCGCCAACCTGAATGATGTGTGCGGAACTGCTGACCTGCTTCGTGCTGTGGAAGATAGAAGATACGGGCAGGGTCTTTGGTTGCTGGGTCGCCTTTGAGACGAAGACGCTCATGTGTCTCGTACCAAACTTCTTCCCAGTTCTGCACCGGCACAGCCTGCTCAAACGGGATGACAACGTGCCAGTGCGGATTGTCTTCACGATGCGACCAGGTCGTGTACGCAAAGTGTATATACGATCCGATATCTGCTTGCTCAAATGCTTCGCCGTCAAGGTCGGCGACCAATGCCCAGATGTGCGATACGTTTGCGTTGCCACGGGTTGTATGTTCACGGTAGGTGACTGGTGAATATAACTTGCCGTCAGACTTCTGTTCACGTTCTTGATGGTTGCCGAGGATTGTGGCGAACTCCATCCAAGATGATGCGATGGTCTTTGGGTAGATGGACTTGACCGATGGGAACCCGACTACTTCAAACACTGTGCAGAACCTCCGACTATCAGGATAGCGAACCCTCAGCGGATTGCAAGTATCAGCCGATATTAAGTTCTTTGACCACTTCGTTAATGCCTTCAAGGTATTTCTTGGCGATCTCGTTCTTGCGTTTGCGGACGGTCGGCCAGAAGAAGTACCCAGACTGACCGCGATGGCGAAGGAACTGTCTGGTGCTTGGCTTGGCTCCGCCACCAAACTCGGCACCAAAGAACACATCGCCCATCGTTACCTTGCGGGTCAGACCTGGACCTTGTACTAAGCCGCGCTTACGGTTGGATCTGCTCTTTGATGGAAAGAGTCGGTTGTGTTGTAGGCGGATAGATGGGATGCGGTCTTTTTTAACTTTCATTCCAGACATCACCGCCAACGCTTGACGAGAACGGCTAACGGTTCCAGCTTCGACTCGTTGCGCTTCCAATAGTTCGGTCGCAAGTTCGGTAGATTTTTTACGAATCATTTCATTGAACGCTGGACTTGCTTGTGAGTATTTCCGCAGCGCAGCATATAAACCTTCAATTTCAACAGCGAATGCGACAGATCCGGCACGACCAACTGTTGAACCTAAGTCACCTGGCTGGTTTGGGAACGCTGACTTAAGATTTCTTGGTACTGGGAACGCCATCAATTTTTCCTTTGTGGTGGATTTGATTTGATGTTCTTCCAGCGCAGATAGCCGACCATCGTGTACAGCATTCTAGGTGACTCTTGCAGAAGTACTGATGGAGCGATGTGGGTTTCACACGCTAGGTATGCGATCAGCCAGTGGGCTGAGGATTCTCCAAAGGGACGATCTGCGAATCATCGCTTGCGACCTCCAACATCTCAACTGTTTCAGTCCATTCTTCAAACGTGACTTTGACTAGGTTGCGACGCTTCAATGAATGCCAACATAACCATGCAAGGTCGGTCAGTTTGACATCGCTTTGCATGCTTGTGATCGGACGATTCTTTTCACTTTCAAACGCAATGAAGTCTGCGAAGTGTGCGGTGACTTTTTCTTTGACGCCCGTGTTGAGCGTCACTTCCATTGCAAGTTTCATTCTTACCTCCTGATTGTTTTGTTAAGAACTATGCGATTGCTTTTGTGATCGTTCCGCTAATTGGCCAGGTTATGTCACTTGTGTTTAGCTCGCCCACCGCGCCGTTTACGGGTTCAAAGTTCGTGCACAATACAGAGAACGTATAGTGAGGCGAGGCCGTTCCTGCTGCTGCTGTGCCGGCTGGTTTCACAATCATTGTCACCGCTGTTGAACCAATCAATGGCAAGATCAATCCGTCAATCGCGTTGTAGTCGTTCATGATTGAAAGAGTCACTGAGTTGTCAATCAGACCTGACACGCGAGTTACTGCACCACCAGATCCAAAGTTAGTTGTTGGTACTTCGGCAGCCGAGGTGCTAAGAGTTACAGCGGCAACGCTCGATGTGATGTCGGTACCATTGAGTGAGACGTTTGTGTTTGTGAGAACTAACTTTGCCATGATTATTTATCTCCTGCCTTGTCGGCCTTGGAAGTTGATTTATCTGCCACCAGAACAATTCGACCCGATGCCAGTAGAGAGTCTAGATGGTCAACTTCGTCGCCATCAATAGTGGCTGGATATTGTTTATCTAGAACCGTGAAGCCTTCGACTACCTGATATTTTGCCATGGGCTAAGCATACACGACGACACGAAAGTCAACAGTCAGATAGGTTGTGTCGTTCGCGTCAATCGTTGCAATGTTGGATGCGCTCTCAACGATCAGTGTTTGGGCATATCCGCCCAAGGTTTTGTCGCCTTCTATCGCCGCTCGAATACCGTCATCAAATGACAGGTAGGTGTCCATCAGGTTTTGTGTTGACCGTTCAGCAGCGCGACCGACAATCACGCTGACCGTGAACACATGTGTGACCAGACCTGCTCGCATCGCGCCGTGGTAGGTGATTGATTCCAATGTTGGGAATGCGATACCGCCGAGCGACGGGTTGACCTGATCGGGTTGCTGTGCGAATGCGCGAAGATTCGTGATCGTGGCAAGACGTGTCTGGAGTCCTGTTTTGAGTTCGGTGACTGTTGCGGTCATGCGAACATTCGCATTCGGCGATATGGCTCGAC